CGACATTATGCCGATTCGCCTCCGAAGAGGTATGTTCGTCGTTTTACAACGAAAGGTCATTGAAGAATGACCACACGCTGGTGCCCGCCCCTCCCGACAATTGGAAGGGCTGGGCCCCGCATCGTAGTACTACAAAGTAGTACGATCATCCAGCGACTGGATGAATACTACGGAGAATTCCGTAGCGTATGCGACTTTTTCGAAAGGCGCATTTCACCGGAATGGCAATTCCGGTGTCTGAGGGTCCGCGGACCCCCAGAGTATCTGTCGAATTTTCATCCGGCAGACCAGCAGAGTTTACTGCTGAGAAGTCTTTATTTCAAGGCTTCTGCCGCACTTCGTGGGAAGATGCGTAGGCGACTGGATTCCGGTCACCTAAACCAGGTTCGTGCCTGGTTTCAGACCGCCGATGCGGCGGTCCTCCCACTACTAATCTGTAGTGAGAGACACACTCCCCTCTTAGAGGCGGAGGTGGATTGTCTAACCAATTGGGTGTTAGAGAATTGCGCGCATAATTATGCGCGTTTTCAGAGCGAATGGAAAGCTCTGAAGAAACGTATGAGGAAATCATACGCTCTCTACGGTCATTTAGATACCGTGGAGTGTCCGGGAACAATGATCCCGTACCTCCGTGCTGCACGCACGGCTCTCAACACATTCAATGTTGAGGGTCCCAGTGATCTGGGACGATTTGTGTTGCTATGGTGTCAAACACGAGCAACAGGAATGGCGGATCGATCCATGATCGACGCGAGCTATAACAAGTTTATAGCAACAGTCTCGGAGCCGGGTCAGGCAGTGAGACTAGATCCTTCCATACTTGGAAAGATCACCGAACCCTGTAAAAGGGTCGATGGTACCACCGCGAAAGTTTCGTGTGGTACAACCTCGTGTTTAGAAAGCACGAGGGCGATGGGCGGTAAAACCGCCTATTTATCTCACCTGAGTCAAGTGAACAGCGTGAGAGAAGAGTACGATTTTCGTACTCTCGCCTCGGTAAAGATAAAACCGAGACCGATAAGATCTGCAAAGGATCTTGTCAATTGGGCAATACATTGCGTATTGCACAATCCGACCTACACGTCTTGTGTTAGGTTACACGGTGTTTCTGAGCCCTCTAAGGCTCGTACAATCACCGTAGCACCTTATGCGTATCAGGTGCTGATGGGGGTATTTGCCCACATCTTTCAGCCTAGTTTAACATCTAGGCAGATCAAGTCTGGCTTAAAGGCAGACCGACATCTGTGGAGATTTCTAACAGATGTACTCAACCCACAAAACACAGAGTGGGGTGATCTCATAGGCGAACGCGTCTATGCTCTTTCGACAGATTTGTCGGAAGCTACAGATTTTGGCAACAGGGATGTTGCCAGGCAAATCTGGCACGCTCTAATTGAAAGAGCGGAAAACCCAGACTTTCCACTGGGTTTAGCACTACTCGCTAAGAGTAAGTACTGTGGGAAACGCTTTGCGTTTGTCCCACACGAGTTGGGATACCAACTCGTCACCATGCAGCGAGGCTGGATGATGGGTGATATGATGACTAAAATCATACTCACACTCGCACATCAATATTGTTGCGAGAAGTCGGGCCTGAGGGTTTATACCCTGGTAGGCGACGACGAGATCGCTCTGGAGAACGATCCAGACAAGTTACATAAACACTTGTCAACCTTGGAGACAATCTTCAAGGTGTCTGAGCTAGATACATATGTATCAGACAGACTGGCCTTCTATTGCGAAGAAGGCTCACTAGTACCCCAGAGTGTACTAGACGTCCCCCACGTAAGAATGAGAAGGGGACAGGAGCTTGATTACTTGGATTACCCAAGGATAAGACTCCTACTGCCTCAGCCATCTGAGGTAGACGCCTACTCTATGTCTAACATAGGTAGGTTCAGTCTCCTAGGAAAGGAGACTCGGTGGGTTGCAAACAGCAACCCACGTGCGAAACGCCTGTTTGACCAGGCGGCGCTCCTACAGCACATACTCGTGCCGCAGGAACCGGACACTATAAGTCCGTACACCCCCATTGAAATTGGAGGTGATGGTGCCTACCCCATGGACGGTAAGCACATGTTACGAGTAATTGAAAACAAATCTCGTAACCCCCGGGAAACAAAATACCGGTTAGCAGCCTTACTCAATGGGAGATTTGGCTACAAATTCGTACGTTCAAACCGTACGGACAAAGTGGTGCATAAGCACCACTTGTTCCTTCCGAAGATAGAAGGAATGAAGGAACTTTTACCGCCAGAGGCGGTGATTGTACCTCGTGATCAGAATCAAAGGACTCTGATCAATTCACTGAAAATTGATATGTTCAGTGACCCGCAATCCGTATTTTTCGAGATTGCTAAGGGGCTGTATTACCAGTCCCTACTCCGCGGGGAAAAACCCGTGGAACCGACATTTTCCATTGATAGGAAATTCTCGGAAGGTAGGACAGAAGATCCTACCCTAGACTATGAGCTTTTCATGCAAACATGGTCTAATCCTGGATTCAAATTCCAGAATGATTGGGGTTATGTAGTCGATAAGACGAAAATCCCCCATCTGAACCCTATGAATTTAGGATTCGATTGGTCTTCCCACGTGCCGGAGAAGACCAAACTCAAAGGATACTTTGAGGACTGGCTGAGAGACAATAGTGATCTATTGACAGAATCAGTTCCAGATCTTCTCAAACTTATAAGAGAAGACAAACCACTCCCTGATAGGGTGGTTAAACGACTCAACTTGTTCATGGAGTCGGACTCTTATTTGCTACACATTCTCGACAAGGAATGGGCAAATAAGACTGAGGTCGGTGTAGTCACACGCGACCAAAGGCTTTCTCTCCTAATTAAGAGAAAGTTGGATGCATGGAACACATCCATACCACACAGAGTTATATGTGTGGATCCTGCTCTATATATGATAGGCAGGGCCTTTGAGAAAATCTCAGAGGACACACCGCTCCTGGAAGACCCTGGAGCGATGCTTCACGTGGACTACTTAGAGTTCAGTGATGGATTTCCTCACGATGAGGAGATCTGGGACCGAGAAATCTCGATCCGGACAACAGCACGAGGTGCTGTAGTCATGAGTGCGAAATAAATGCACTCTGTGTCACATTTGATCTGTGATAGATATATGACGATTCGGGGCTTAGCCCGT